AACAACGGCGTTCACGACGGCGACCGCGCCGTGAATTGCAACAACTACCCTTGGAATGTCAACACGAACATTGGCGTTTGGTGCGTTTGTGACTTTTGGATTTTTAGACGGCGACTTGTCCGCAAGCGTCGCAAGGGCTTTTTGTAGAAGTCTTTTACATTGAGTCAGACGGTTGTAAAGAGAAAAGGCGGCGTTTGCTGCCGTTCTTCCCGTTCCATATAGGACAAAGATAAAATAGACCCGTCCGAGAAGTAACCCAAAGCCAAGCGGCGGCAAGGCGAAACGCGGCGCGGGTCACTTTTTAAGGATATGAAAACAGAAAAACACATTTTAGGCGCGATTTGCACGAAACAAAACGCACTAAAAGCCTACCAAAAGGCGCGAAAGTGTAAACGATACCGCCCCGAAGTGTTAAGGTTTGAAGCAAACCGCGAAATAAACTTGCTTAAAGCAATAGCGGATTTGCAAAACAAGACTTACCACGCGGGGCGGTATTATGTTTTCAAGGTTTACGAACCAAAAGAACGCTTGATTATGGCGTTACCGTTCTACGATAGAGTAGTACAACACATGATTGTAAACATCATTGAACCGATATTTGAAAAACGGTTCGTATTTCATTCTTACGCTTGCAGAAAAGGAAAAGGCGCACACGAAGCAAGTAACGCACTATCGAAAAGCCTTTACAATATGCAAGTAAAGCAGGGAAAGAAGATTTACGCAATAAAAGCAGACATACACCACTATTTTCAAAGCGTAGACCATGAAATATTAAAGACCGAAATACGCCGTTATATATCAGACCGCGACGTTTTAGCACTATTAGACCACACAATAGACCATAACGGCGTTTACCCCGACGGCGTGGGTATTCCCGTCGGCAACCTTACTTCGCAACTATTCGCAAACGTCTATTTGAATATATTAGACCAATACGTAAAACACGACTTGCGCGTTAAGGAATATTACCGCTATATGGACGACTTTATAATACTTTCGGACAACCCCGAATATTTACGGGACATCTTAAAGAAAATCGAAGCGTTTTTAGAAGAACGCTTAAAACTACACCTAAACCCAAAGACTACAATAATAGCCGCCAAAAACGGCGTTGACTTTGTGGGTTATAGACACTTTGCGGGTTATCGAATAATCAGAAAAGGCGCAACGCGTCGTATAAAGAAACTTATACGGGCATTTGAAACGGGAGAAGTAGACGAAGAATTATTCGACCGCAGCATAGAAAGCCGTTTAGGACACATGAAGCACGCCGACACGTTCAATTTATGCGCGGATTTACGACAAGAAATTAAGGTAATAAAGATTGGTACAATCGGACGTTTCGATTGTGTAATATGAGCGTAGAAAAGGTTATTTACAGAAAGGAAACAAATAAACCATGAATGAACCTATTATGTTTACACCGCAAGACATCGTAAACGCAATATTGGCAATTTGCGGGGCTATTTCTGTAGTCGCAGGCGCGACCGCAGTAATAGTTAAATGTATCACGGCATTAAAAAGCCCAAACAGAAAGCAAAACGAAAGGTTGGACGCGTTAGAAGAAGAAGTAAAGCGCATTAACCACGAAATCGACGTGGAACGAAAGACCATTGCCGAACGTTTTATAGACGACGGGCAGGCAATCGGAAAAATGGAAGAAGCAACGGCAGTTACACAACGCGCATTACTTGCCCTATTATCCCACGCAATCAACGGTAACGACATAGAAAGTTTGAAGCGGGCAAAATCAGACCTTGAAGACTATTTGACACACATTAACAAATAACCACAAGGAAAGACACGGGGGCGGGGAAATATGGCAATTATAGTTTTAGCATTTGTTTTAATGGGAATTGGCGCGCTTGCAGTGGCAGCACTTGCGGCAATGTTTGCGTTCATTGAAGCAGGAAGGCACGAAGACAACGAAAGGCATTAAGAAAGCATGGCAAAAAGAAAGAAGAAAATAGAAACATCAAAAATACTTCTTATCGTTTCCGACGTATTGGCGGGAATTGTAACCGCAGCGGCTATTATTGCAGTATTTGCCCTTAAAGACGCTTCGCCTTTTATGTATTTAATACCCGCGGTCTTCGGACTATCGGCAACAAGCCACGGTTTTTATTATTGGAAAGCAAAAGCCGAAAACTTACAGAAATTCGGGCGGCTTGATTTGGTAGACGATAACTTGCAGGGGGAAGAAGATAACAACAATATGATTTAGCCGACATCGGCAGAAAGGCGGGAAGTTATGACCGTAACATTATTTGCAACAATTCTTACAATCGGGGCAATGGTAAACGCCCTACTTACCGAAGCAATCAAAAAAATGTATGAAAACGACCACAAGGAATATAGCGCGAATGTTGTAGCCCTTGCCGACGCTATTATCGTAGGCGGGTTGGGTACGGCTGCCGTATATATGCTTTTGGGTATTCCGTGGACGGTCAACAACATTATTTGTCTTTTGATTATGACCGTAGCGGTTTGGGTCGCTTCAATGGTTGGTTATGACAAGGTATTACAGTTGGCGAAGCAAGTAGAAGCAATTACGCCCATTGTAAAGCAGACAGACGAAAGCGAGGGCAAGGAAAAATGAACGGGGCAAGGTTCACACGCCGCCCGCCCGATTTGGAAGAAGTACACCAAAAGGCATTAAAGCAGTTTGAAACGGCTTTTGACGAAACGGCAATCGCTTTTCTTGAACACGGGGGCGACCTTGAAGAAGCAGAAGTAAAAATACATTTGGAAATCACAAGCACAAATAGAAAGGAAGTGTAATTTATGGCGGTTTACATCGGTAGCGCACGTATTGACGAAAGAGGTAAAGCAAGCGGCGGCGCGGCAGGCGATAGCAAGCAGACAACAAGCCCCGATTATTCGGGCGAAGTGTCTATGCAAAAATTCTATGTAGCGTCGAAAGGTTGGGTAATTCTTCGCGCCAAAGACGCAGGCGTAGCAATGCGACTTGCGGCGGCAATGATTACCGCGTGCAACAATAAGAACATCGGTTACGACCAAAGTAACCGTTTAGGCGTTATTAAAAACGGTACGTCTTCCAAGGTTAAAACAGAATGTGATTGTTCAAGCCTTGTTAGACAATGCGTAATTGAAGCGGCAGGCGTTGACGCGGGCAACTTCACAACCGCAAATGAAAGAACGTTGCTTCAAAGAACGGGGCTTTTTGAGTACATGACATATACTAACGGTATGACACTTTACACGGGCGACATTTTGGTAACAAAAACCCAGGGTCACACCGCCATAGTTACATCGGGCGCAGCGCGTACCGTAAAAGACGAAAATAGTTATTACCCTATCTACGCAGGCAACACAACTTCGATTGTTGCAGCACTTGCAGCAGTAGGCGAAAAAGACACGTCGTATAATCATCGTTCTATTATTGCAAGAACAAACGGCATTATCGGTTACGCGGGAACGGCGGCGCAGAATACCACAATGTTAAATCTTTTGAAGCAGGGAAGATTAAAGAGGGGTTAAGATATGAACAAAAGAGGATTGCCGCCCGCAGCGGTCGCGGACACGGACGGACGCGGCGAACGTGCGTATAAGTCGGGCGGTTTCCTTTTTCAGCGTTGCCGCGACCCTTGCAGCAAGACGCAGGCAATAAAACGTAACAACTTCTTTTGGTCTTAAAAGGGATATTATCACATCACAAAACTACATATACCACGAAAAGACGGGGCGGGCTTGTCTATGACTTGTTCGCTTCGTTTTTTATTGCCGAAACGGGCGAAATAATATATAATATCACGCGCAACAATATTTTGAAAGAGGATAAACCACAATGAATTATAACGACGACATCGAAGAAAAGTTGGCAGGGATTGACATAACGAAAGAACCGCCAACCGAAGAACCGTTAAGGCAATATTATTTTATAAAGAAATGTAGGGAGATTGTAAAAAAGAAGTCCAACGCGTTGGGTCGCCCGCTTTTCTGTCATACTGTAACTTTCGGTTGTGAAATGAACGCAGTATCACAGACGCGACAAACGGCGTAAATACGGGCTTTTCTAACTTGCCTATAACTTGCAGGGCGGCAGCGGGTCGCCCTTTTATTTTGCTATTGACATATTACGCAATATGTAATAATATAAGGACACGAACCACATAAACCACACAACCACATATAGCCGCAGGGCGGCAGAAAGGCGGGAACTATGAGCAGCGAAAAAGATATAAGGGTTTGCCCCGTATGCAACAAAGAGGTAGAACGCGCGGACATGGAGTTTACACGCGATTGTCACGGTATCACATTTAGGCTTGTTTGTTGGAATTGCTACGAAAAGTTAATGGCGAAAGGCTACGACGGGCAGTATTACACCGAAGCCGACGAGTGTATCGACTACGATTATTGATAAGGGGGCGACAATATGCAAACAATGTTACGTTGTTTATGTTGCGGGGCAGGCTTTAGCCCCGCCGAAGCAAAAGAAGTTTCGGAGTGTATCGGCGAATATTGGGGAACGCCCGCGTTTGAAACGTTCCAATATTGCCCGAAGTGCGACGAAGACGCAATAGAGATTATGAAAAAGGGCGACCGCAAATATAAGATTTGGGGCGGCAGCAGGGCAGCAGGCGACCCGCTTATGATTTGGGCGGCAGACATGGACGAAGCGTTAGAGATTGCCCGCGAAATCGACAAAACGGTTACGACGGCGCAATGGTCGGGCGTAGAATACGACGGCGAACACATAATAGAAAAGTAGAAAGGGGGCGGCGGTATGTTGAATTACGTTAAGGCGGGCGACATCATCGACCCCGCAGGGGTAAAAGACCTTATAGAGATAAACCGAAAGCAATTAAAGGTTTGGTCGATAGGAAACACCGACCGCCGCAGGCTTGAAGCAGAAATAGAAGAACTTAAAGAGTTGTTGAGAAATCCGAAAAAGTACGGCGTTACGCTTAAAAGGCGGGAAAGGGGGCAGAAATGAGAAAAAACACGGGACAAGATACCACAAAAGCGGGACAAGACCCCGTAAAAAGTGGGACAACTACCCCCGAAAGCGGGGCAAAAGTGGAAGAAAGCGGGACAACGGCAGCAGGCGAAAAGCCTTTTAACCAATTAGCCTACCAAAACGACTTCATACGCGAGAAGTACGACCGCGTCAATTTGACTTTGCCAAAAGGCAAAAAGACCATTGTAAAGCAGCGGGCGGCAGGGCTTAACAAGTCGGTAAACGAATACATTAACGACCTTATTACGGCAGACCTAAAGGCAGCAGAACCGAAGAAGTATTATTACGGTATGCGATTACGTGGTTTTTCTATCGGCTGCCAACCCGACGGAGTATTAGAACGGATAGACGACCCGAAAGGGCGTTACCATGATATTATTGTTTACGACCATAGATTAAGCGACAACGACGTATTACATTTTTCATTAGACTATTTAGAAAACGGGACGGATTGACCGCCCCGCTTTTATATCCCCTTTTACTACACTTTTAAGCCCCTTTTCTACTTCCATATAAACCGCGCTTCAAGTCCGTTTTTGAATATGATAGCAACCGCCCGCCCGTTCTTAATGATTATTCTATCTATAATCACGTTTACGAACTTCTTAACGGTATCATTTCCGACCATGGGCGCAAAATCACGGTAGTTTATCGCTTCGCCCGATTGTATCTTATACGACAAAAGAAATTCGCTTGCAGATTGCACGAAAGACAATTCGGACACATCTAAAAACGCCGCGTCTTCGTCGTCGGCTATTTCATTGTTTAAGCGGGTCAAGTCTTCTTCGAGTTTAGCCCGCGTCGTCATATATTCCCGTTCGTCCATGGTATCATCGTCGAACAAATACGCCTTTTTGAGTCTTTCAAGGGCGCGCGCTATCTTTTGAACTTCTTTTCGCTTTATTTCGATAGTTTCGCCGTTGCGTTTCTTTTGTGGCAGCGGGGCGGGGATATAAGAAGCGGTAGACTTCGACACCCCGCGCAGCGCGTCGAAGATTTGGCGCAGGCTGCCCGCGTCCATGGCGGCAACGTCCGCGAAACAATCCCCAACAAGTAACCGTCGTTCTATTTCTTCCACGCCTTTTTCGGCGAAGTCTTTACGGTCTTTTGATACCGCTATAAGGTTCGATACAAAATTAAATACAAAGTCGCCTAAAATAGTATCGCCCGTATTTGCAGCAGTACAAGCCCGCTTTTGTGACCGTGTATAACATCTATAATATGACGGCTTAAACCCGTTCGCCCGTTCCTTGTCGCTGCCGACGCTTTGGAAGAACGCCCCACAATCGGCGCAGACCAAAAGCCCGCCGAAGACATGGGGGTATTTTCTTTTGTGGGTCGTACCGTTCAAATTACGCGCCGTATAATTGGCGGTCATTTGGGCTTGCACGCGGTCGAATTGGTCGCCGTCAACGAGGGGCGGGAACACGTCTTTAATATACACGACTTCTTCGTCGGGTTTCTTCTTCCCGCGCGCGCTATGGCGGTAGTTATACCGATAGTCGCCGCGGTTTATAGGATTGTGCAATATATCGCCGACGGTTTTAGTAGTCCAATACCCGCCGCGCTTCGTGGCTATATGATTGTCGTTAAGATAGTCCCGTATTGCTGCCGTACTTTTTGTTTCTTCGTACATAGAATACATTAACTTTACGACCTTACTTTCGACGGGGTCGTGAACGGGCTTTTGTTGTTCTTCGTCCCACGCCCACCCGAACGGAACGCGCGCCCCGTTCCATTTTGCGTCTTGCGCCCGTCCTACCATTACACCCGTAACGCGTTCGCTTGTTAATTTCCGTTCTAATTCCGCAAAAACAAGTATGATTTTTAAGACCGCTTCGCCAATCGCGCTTGACGTGTCGAATTGTTCGTTAAGCGATACGAACGTCGTATAGTTTTCTTTGAAGTCGTCATACATCAAAGAGAAGTCAACAAGATTACGGCTTATTCGGTCAATCTTATAAACGACCACGCGGGCAACCTTGCCCGCCTTTACTTTCTTCATCATTCTTTGAAATGCGGGGCGGTCGGTATTCTTTCCCGACTTGCCCGCGTCTTCGTAAACTTCTATTTCTTCGTTTGGGACGTGCAAGACATGAAGACAATAGTTTTTTAATTCTTTCTTTTGGAAAGGCAAACTATCTTTGTCGATTTGGTAGCCCGTAGAAACGCGCGTATAGATAGCCGTAATACGCCCGTCGTTCTGATTTGTCATATTTTCCCGCCTTTCATATTGTGGTTTATTAAAAGTCTACATAATACACATTGCCAACAACAAAGTATTTCAACCCGCGTTTTGAGTATCGGACGCGCCCGCCCTTTTTTCTTCAAGACCAAGCGACCGAAGTAACATATTACGTTCGCCGTCGGGCAGAACACGAAACCGTCGTATTATTTGTTCTTCAAGTGGGCTTAAAGAAAGCCCGACGGCAGCGGGCAAAGGTTTTTCGTTGAACGATACGGGCGTATCATCAACGGCGGCTATTAAGTCGTCTAAACTTATATTCATAGCCGCGGCGATTTGGTTTAATTTGGTAAGCGTCGGAACAATAGGGCGACCGCTTGACGGCTGCCGCCCCGTTTCAAGCATAGACAAATAAGAATTACTAACGCCCGATATTTTAGCGAAGTCGCGCAGGCTTAACCCGTGGTCTTTTCGGTATTCCCGTAGTATTTCCCCTAATTTCATGTTATCCCCGCCTTTCTTATTAAAATAGCGTGTTTAAGATATTATACAGTAGATTAAGAAATTAAACAATATAAAAATATATGCTTGACATATTAAACACTATTGATTAACATATTAAGCATAGTACAACCGCGCAGCGGGGAAAGGAGATTTTACAATATGGAATACGTCGGAAAGAAAATAAGAGAAGACAAGCGTATAACACAAGTCGAGTTATCCGAGAAAAGCGGCGTATCACGTTCTATTATTAACGGACTTGAAACGGGCAGAACTAAAGAAACAACAACAAAAACGCTTTTTAGGATTGCGCAGACGTTGGGCGTAACTATAAATGATTTATTTTCGGGTATCAACGCTTAATATATTAAGCGTAAATGCAGCAGAAAGGCGGGAAGTAATGAAAGAAAATGACTATATAGCGGAGTATGTAAGAGAACGCCGCCCCGAAATAATTATGTCTTTCGACTTTGTGGGGTGGAAAATGTGCCGAATAATGCAAAACGCAGTAAAGGACATTGCAAAAGCATTTAAGAACGTAGATATTACGGAACTTTGCAAGGCAGCAGCGGCAGCAGGCGACGAAATAAAAGATTGTGCGCCAGAAAGTGTAAGTTGCGAAGATTGCAACGGCTGCCCGAATGAAGATTACGAAGCAGAAACGGACGGCGACGAAGAAGACACCGACCCGCTGCCGTTTCCATAAAAGAAAGGAAGTAAAGACCATGAAGAAAACAACGTACA